GCAGCGGAGTGCAGCGGCACAGCGGTCCGATGTTTCTCCGGAAGATTGGGACAGGGCAAAAAATGCTTTTGCAGATTCCACCAGGGAAATTATGCGGTGCGAGCAATCGCGCCTAGTTTGGACCGGCATTGAAAGCGTGGTGATGGATAACGTACTACCGCCGCTGATGGAAACGCGATGGGTTGCCGTGGCGGCGCTCCGTGCAGGTCTTGCGGCTTTGGCGCGGCACTACAAAATTCCTGACCGCACTGTCGGTTAGTATTGACTAACGTAAAAAAGTCGTGTACTTCCGATATTGCAATGTCAAGAAATGCGTGAGCATTTTTTATTCGCCTCGGACGCCTATGACGCAAGCGCACCATCCGAGGCACATAAGCGGCTCGCTTCGGCGGGCCGCTTATCGTTTCAGCCCGTGCCCACTGCGATGCATGACACCGGGCATGCGGGTTACAGCCCGCAGTAATTTGCAGAAAATGCAAACACCAACCAGCGCCGTCCCCGGACGTGAGCACAGCCCGAGGGCACAGCATGACCGTAGCCGACTGGATCGCACTCGCTGGCGTGATTGCTGCCGTGATGGTTCCAGTTATCGGTTTCGTCTATGGCACGTTGCGCAATAAGATTTCTGATGTTGAGCGGGCAAATACCGCCATTGGATCAAAGCTTGATGAAACGCGGGAGGATCATGCCGCGTTTAAGTTAACAGTTGCCAAAGAGTACGCTTCAGTTGACCATCTGCAAGATGTTGAGAGGCGCATTCTTGATGGATTCAAAGAGTTAAAAGCCGATTTGAAGTCTGGGATTGAATCGCTCGCCCGCCAGCTTGCCGAACATCGGGCCGAAGAGGGGCGCAAGTAATGGCTCAGATGCCGCTTTCCCGACAAGCGGCCCTTGAGACAGTTGCTGCGGTAAACGCCGCTCTCCGCGAAGGGCATCCTGGTCCTGGAACTTCTGGAAATCATACCCCCGGCGCTATCCGGGTTGCTGCTGACCGCATCGGCCTTGATCGTGGGACGATGCAGACGCGCCTTCGGTCTGCGCTCCGGCTCTACGGCTGGGAGCCTGATTATTCTGGTGGTGGCACCAAAAAGCCGCGCGTGACGGTTTACCCGACATCGCACGACGAACCGATTGCGCCGCCGGGTTATCTGGTTAAGGGGACATCGACCCTTTACAACGCCGTCACTGGCGAGCCCATTGTCCAGTGGGTCAAGACAACGCAGGATGACGAAGCCCGAGAGGCCGCATTGCGTGCCGCCGTCGAGGCAATGCAAGACGATGTTCCGCGCCTTCCGCCTGTGCCAGCGCCGGGACGGGTGGCGGATTCGCTTTGCAACCTCTACACGCTCACCGACTGCCATATGGGCATGCTGGCGTGGCACAAGGAGGGCGGTGCTGATTGGGATTTGGTCATTGCCGAACGCGTGTTGACGGAATGCTTTGAGCAGATGGTTTTGAGCGCCCCGCCTGCCCGTGTTGGCATCGTCAACCAGCTTGGCGACTTCCTGCACAGCGACAACTTAGCTCCGATGACCCCGACCAGCGGCCACCTGCTGGACGTTGATGGGCGGTTTTCCAAGATCGTCGGAGCGACCATCCGCGTTCTGCGCCGTATCGTTGATTTGGCCCTAGCCCGTCACGAAGAGGTCCATCTAATTCTAGCCGAAGGCAATCACGATATCGCTTCCTCGGTTTGGCTTCGCATCATGTTCGCCGCACTCTACGAAAATGAGCCGCGCCTGAAGGTCAATGATAGTGAGTTGCCGTACTATGTCTACCGGCACGGCAAGACGATGCTCGGCTTTCATCATGGTCACTTGAAAAAGAATGATAGCCTGCCCCTGACCTTTGCGGCGATGTACCCGGAAATGTGGGGCGGCACGACAAAGCGATATGTCCATACGGGGCACCGGCATCACAAGGACGAGAGGGAACACGCTGGTGTAACTATTTGCCAGCACCCTACATTGGCCGCGCGTGATGCATATGCTGCACGTCATGGTTATCTGTCAGAACGGGCCGCGCTGGCGATTACCTATCACGCCGTTCATGGCGAGGTTTCGCGGGTGACGGTTACGCCTGAGATGCTGGAGGCCATATAATGCAGGGGTTCATCTATCTCGCGAGCCCGTATAGCCGTTTTCCTGGAGGCACAGAAAACGCCTTCCGCGAAGCTGCCGAAGCGACCGCTGCGTTGATTGGTGCCGGACACAAAGTGTTCAGTCCCATCGTACACAGCCATATTATCTCCCAGGCAGGAAACTTCGACCCGCTGGATTGCGCAATGTGGCTGGACCAAGACGAACCGTTCATGGAAGCCGCCGCCGGTATCGTCGTGCTGATGCTTGAAGGATGGGACCGCAGCGTCGGCGTTACCCACGAAATCAACCGATTCGCCGAGATGGGCAAGCCGATTGTGCTGATGGTTCCCGGTGAGGTGCCGGATTTGAGCGGGGTGTTTGAGTGAACCGCCGCGAATGCCTCGACGCTGCGGCAGAATGCGTGCTGAAAGACCGCAATAACGAATACGGCGGGCCTGAGCAGAGCTTCTCAGATATCGCCGCGCTGTGGTCCGTTATCCTACGCAAGCCGGTGACTATGGTTGAAGTCGCGTTGTGTATGGACGCCGTAAAGACCGCGCGACTGATAAACAACCCGACCCATGCCGATTCGTGGACCGACAAAGCGGGATATGCGGCCTGCGGGGCAGAGGTGGCGACGGGAGACTAACCTATTGCCGGGATTTTTCCTACCGGGGTAGAAGTCGGGATTTTTCCGAGGCGGGAAGGGCCTTGAATGCCTTGACGATGGTCTGAGCGTAAACGGGAGGATCGAACGTGCCATTTGCCCACCAGCGGCAGACTGATTGAGCAGTTTTCCCCGTCAACGCCGCAATGCCGTCAACCGTGAGGCCCGCGTCATCAAGCCATGCGCGGGCCTGCTCGTTTTGAACGGGTTTGGACATTAGCGACACCCCAGAGAAATGAATCCGCTGGTTCCTTTGATGTCGCGAGCGACTGCGGTCTTAGCGGCGGTTAGCGCAGTGTCATACGCGTCGGCGTGGGAAGCGTTAAATTCTTCGTCATTCACGCGTGCGGCCTCGGCGCACATCGCGTCGTCAAAGGTGACATTGGCGGAGATCAGGGTATCAGTTGCAGCGGACGCGGCCTTGTCTTCAATGGTCTCGCGGTCTGAGGCGTTGTAATCTGTCATGTAGGCGGAAGCGAAGTAAGCGATTTTGGTCATTCTAGTGTCCTTCGTTACAGGCCCGCTGCCTTGAGTTCCTGGGTGATGGCGTAGCGAGCATCGCGGCGGGTCTGACCAGTCAGGTGTGCAATGCCGCGCTCAATCATGATTTCGTCAGTGCGGATGCGGCGGGCTTCGTTAACAGCCTGAACGGCTGCAAGGTTATCTTTGTATTCTGAAACGTACTTGGCCTTTTCTTCGGCGCGCACACGGGCGGATTCCAGTTCTGCGGCGATCTGTTCTTCGCTCTTGGCCGGTGCCTTAAGCCACTCAATGATAGCAGACGCCTCGCTAGTGGAAACGTCGTAATCCCAGGAGAACGCGGGCTGCATGCCGTAAGCAATGGCGGCTTCACGGGCATCGCTGTAACCGGCCTGCTTGGCGAGGGAAGTGATGAAGTCGATTTGCTTGCTGGTAGCCATGGTGTCCTCCCGTCTTGATGAGATTATAATAGGCGTTTTGCGCAGTATCGTCAACGAAAAAAGTAACGTTATGCGCATTATTTTTTTTGAGGTGAGCAATGGTGAAGGCGAAAGAGGGTAGGTCGGATAACGCAATTCCTATAATTTGAAAACAATCAAGCGAAATCATCATGGCATATGAAAAAAAGCGGGGCGGCGCCCGTCCCGGTGCTGGCCGCAAGGCTGGGTCCGCGACGGCCAAGACCCGCGAGATCGCAGACAAGGCAGCTGAGGAAGGCGTCACCCCGCTTGAGTTTATGCTCGCGGTGATGCGCGACGACGCGAACCCCAAAGATGTGCGCATGGACGCGGCCAAATCCGCCGCGCCGTACATCCACCCCAAGCTGTCGAGCATAGAGGCGAGCGTCAGCGTCAGCCAGCATGAGGCGGCCTTGGATGAGCTTGACGACGAAGAAGACGGCGCCGCTTAGCGAGCGGGAGAGGCGCATCCGCCGCAGGTTGCGTGATGACTTTGTGCACTATGCCCCGCGATGCCTTCGCATCCGCACCAAAGACGGCAAGGTTGAGCCGTTCGCGCTGAATGACGCGCAACTTTACCTGCACCAGAAGCTGGAGGAGCAGAGGGCAAAGACCGGCCGCATTCGTGCGCTGGTCCTTAAAGGCCGCCAACAAGGTTGCTCCACCTACACCGAGGGTCGCTTCTTCTGGAAGGTGACGCATCGGCGCGGCACCAAGGCATTCATTCTGACGCACTTGGACGAGGCGACGGCGAACCTCTTTAACATGTCGAAGCGGTTCTACGAGCACTGCCCGCCGCTGGTCAGGCCGAACCGTGCCGCGTCGAACGCGAAGGAACTTGTCTTCGACAAGTTGGACAGTGGCTATAAAGTTGGCACCGCCGGAAGCAAGGGCACTGGCAGAGGCGACACGATCCAGCTTTTCCATGGGTCTGAGGTGGCCTATTGGCCGAATGCTGACACGCACGTTGCTGGCGCATTGCAGGCAGTTCCTGATGCCCCTGATACCGAGGTCATCCTAGAGAGCACGTCTGCCGGTCGCGCTGGCTTGTTTTGGGAAATGTGCGATAAGGCGATGCGGGGCGAGGGCGAGTACATCCTCGTTTTCATCCCGTGGTTCTGGCAGCGCGAATACCGCAAGGAGCCGCCAGCAGACTTCGTGCTGACCAGCGAAGAGGCGAAATATAAGGCGACCAACGACCTCGACGACGCCCAAATTTATTGGCGCCGGAACAAGATTGCTGAACTGAATGGCGTTCACAATTTCCGCCGCGAGTACCCGGCTACTGCGCTTGAGGCATTTTCCGCCGAAGTGCCCGGCGCGCTGTGGACGCGCGACCTGATCGACGGTACGCGAGTGCATGAGCGGCCAGCGTTTAAGCGCATCGTGGTTGCTGTTGACCCTTCTGGCGGTGAAGGTGAAGGCCATGACGAGGTCGGTATCGTCGCTTGCGGCCTCGGGCACGACGGGCATGGATACGTGCTTGAGGATGAATCCGGTTCGTTTAGCCCGAACGGCTGGGGCCTGAAAGCTGTCGCCATCTACAGACGCCTGCAAGCTGACCGTATCGTCGCGGAAGTAAATTTCGGCGGCGCCATGGTTGAGCACGTCATCCGCACGGTTGACAAGAACGCCAGCTACAAGGCTGTCAGCGCCTCACGCGGTAAGGACATTCGCGCCGAACCTATCGCCTCACTCTACGAGCAGGGCAAGGTCCACCACGTCGGCAGCCACATCGCCCTTGAGGACGAAATAACCACTTGGAAGCCGGGCAGCAAGAAAAGCCCGAACAGAATGGATGCGCTTGTTTGGGCGCTAACCGAACTGATGACCGAGCAAGTCGCGGAACCCGCCCGCTCCGTCAACCTCCCCTTCATGGCCCGCTAGGGCGTATCGGGGAACTTCGCGGCCTCGCACAGTTCAGCGGCAAGCGCGCGGACTCTGGCAACAGCTTCGGGGTTATCTGGCACCCACACGCGGATTTGTCGTTCACCCCTTGCGATGTGGGCGGCTTCCGCCTCTCTGACGCGCTGGGCTGTGGTTTTCGACGCCATTAAGCGACACCAGCCAGCATCTTGGCTTCGTCGTATGTGTTGACAAAACCGCTTTGGTTCTTGATTTTGTTGTACCACCAGTAGCGGTAGCCGCCGCAGGTGTTTGTCTGCAATTCAATGGTGGCCTTGCTGTCGTTCCACATCGGTTTGGTCATTTCCTGTCTCCCGTCTTGATGACCCCATTACAACGCTACGGCGTAGCGATGCAACAAGAAAACGCTATGCCGTAGCGAATACATTCATTTGTCCAGCAGGTGCCCATGCTCAAGACGCTACAATCCACCATGTCGCAGGACCGGGATTATCCGGCCCGCACCGCCCGCGTGCAGTGGCTGGAATCCGTTCTGAACGGCACCATGTACGATGGCCTTGTCCATGAGTTCCACGAGGAGCGGGAAGATAGCGGCCAGTATATCCCCATTTCCAAGCGCCGTCCGTCTGTCCGGTACAATCTCTCGCGCATCATCGTCAATGACAGCGTCTCCATGCTGTTTGATGAGGGGCACTTCCCGACCCCGCAGACCGATGACGAAGAAACGACCAAGGCCCTGCAATCCATCGTCAAGGATGCGCGCCTTAACGACGTGATGATTGATGCAGCAATGCGCGGCTCTGTCGGTTCTGTCGCTGTGCTAATGCGCGTCCTGGGAAATCGGGTGTTCTTTGCGCCGCTATCAACCTGCTACTTGACTCCAGTATGGAAGGCCGATGCGCCTGACGTGCTTGAGAGCGTGACTGAGCAATACAAGGTGCGCGGTGACGTGCTGGCGGCACAGGGTTATGATGTGGTCGCGCTGTATAAGACTGGCGTGACCGTTCGACAGCCTCCGGGCTGCGCCAAGGTTGACGTAAACTCCGAAGCTATAGCGTGTGATTTTTGGTTTCGCCGCGTCTGGGATGCTTCCGCCGAGGACTGGTATCTTCCGTGGCCCGTGATGTCGGATAAGGATGTCACCCCGCAGGTTGACGATGACCGCACCGTTAAGCATGGTTTCGGCTTTGTCCCCGTTGTATGGGTCAAAAACCTCCCGGGCGGTGACGATATCGACGGCGCTTGCACCTTTGAGGCGGCTATCCCGTCTCAGGTTGAGATCGAGTACCAGCTTTCTCAGGCCGGTCGCGGGCTGAAGTATACCTCTGATCCGCTTCTGATGATCAAAGAGCCGCCGGGAGGGAATGGAGAACTGATCAAGGGTGCAAATGCGCTGGTCGTGTCCAAAGATGGCGACGCGAAGTTGCTGGAGATCGACGGCAGCGCGGCCAAGGCGGTCGTCGAGTATGCCCGCGCGTTGCGTGCTTTCGCGCTGGAATCCGTTGGCGGAAATCGTGCCGATGCTGACAAACTGAGCGCCGCTCAGTCTGGGCGCGCTATGGAGTTGATGAATCAGGCGCTTATCTGGCTGGCGTCGAAGCTGCGTGCGTCATATGGCGAGGGCGCGTTGCTGGACCTGTTGAACATGGCTCTGAAGGCGGCGCAGTCTTTCAAACTGGTGGATAAGCGCGGTCGTCCGTTGCCGCCGATGAAGCCAGATGCTGAAATCACGCTGAACTGGCCCCGCTGGTACGCCCCGACCGCCACTGACCGTCAGGCCGATGCGTCCACGCTTCAAACCCTCCGCACGGCAAAGCTGATCAGCCAAGAAACCGCCGTCGCCAATATCGCTGACGACTACGATATTGATGATGTTGGTGAGGAGGTCGAAGCCATCGACGCGAACGACGACAAAGCTATGTCGCGGCTTGATGGTATGACGGCGTCTGATGATGGCGAGGATGAGCATGGGCATGTGACGATGCCGGAGGGCGGGGAAGGGGCGGAAGAATGATGGCCCCGCGCGTCACCCTCATGCTTGGCGATTGCTTGGAGCGCATGAAGGAAATCCCGGACGGCAGCGTTGATATGGTGCTGTGCGATCTGCCGTATGGGACGACGGCTTGCAAGTGGGACAGCGTAATCCCGTTTGAGCCGCTGTGGGCCGAATACCGGCGCGTGACGAAGCGGAATGCGGCAATTGTGCTGACGGCAAGCCAGCCGTTCACAAGCGCGCTGGTGATGAGCAACCCGGCGTTGTTCCGGTATGACTGGACTTGGCGGAAGCCAAAAGGGACGGGGCACCTTAATGCGGCCAAGCAGCCGATGAGGGATAAGGAAGATATAGCCGTCTTCTACGCCAGACAGCCCACATATAACCCACAGTTTGCTCAAGGCACCCCGTACAAAGACAAGGCGGGGAAAGACCATAGCGCGCGGTCTTCGATGACCGATGTGTACGGCGCATACACCAACTTCAGGAATGACAATGACGGTCGCCGCTACCCTAAGCAAGTTGTCGAATTTGGCGTTGTGGAAAGGGGAACATATCATCCCACGCAAAAGCCCGTCGCCCTGATGGAATACCTGATCCGCACTTATACCAACGAGGGCGAAACGGTGCTGGATAATACCATGGGCAGCGGAACAACCGGGGTCGCTTGCATCAACACGGGCCGCCAGTTTGTCGGGATCGAGCGCGACGAAGGCTATTTCTCCATTGCCGAAAAGAGAATAGCCGACGCTGTGTCCGCGCAATCACAGGCGGCTGAGTGATGGCCGACGACCTCCTTTCCGACGACCCGCAAGACGCCGAGAAGGTCGCAGACGACTACCAGCGCGAGCTAACCACCGCGATTTTGTCCGCTCTGCTGCTACTGCGCCCGCAGATCGTGATATATCAGGTTATCCCCGTCCGCGTGTGGCGTGATTTCAAGTCCGCGCTTGGTGACGCCATCGCCCCTGTATTCGACGCCCACGATGCCGCGGCCCGTACGCTGTATCGGTCTTTCGACAGCCTTGACCCATCCGTTGTCGCGGCGGAACGGGCCTACAAGAAATCCTTTGTGGACGAATTCGGCGCAGAGACAAAGCGCGCCGTTGATGCCGTTTTTGCGTGGGGCCGGTCGAACAACCTGACGCCCGAGCAAATTGCGGAAATCTTAGGCTACACCGCAGGTACGAATAAGCGTCAAACCGGCGCCATGCTGGTTAAGTGGCTTCAGCTTCAGGAAACCGGAGCCGACCCGCAGATCATAGCCCGGATGATGCGTAAACTAGCGGATGACGCGGCGAAGGCGAGGGCGAAGACGACCGCCGCCACTGAGTTGTGGAATGCGATTCAGATGGGCCGCGAATCAGCGGCGCAACAGGCAGAACGCCGCAGCAACGAAGATGTGACGATCCGTAAGTTCTGGGAAGTAGCGTGGACTGAGCGCACTTGCCCGGTGTGCGCTGCTATTCCCGGCACGAACCCGGATGGCGTGCCCGTGGGTGAACCGTTCCGCACGCCGATTGGGCCGAGGATGGGGCCGACCATTCATCCTCGCTGTAAATGCACGAATCGCTATGTAGTTTTCAAGCCGGGCCGCTTTTGACCCGGCGCAACCGCCCGATGATTTGGGCACAACGCGGTAGAGCCGCAGAGGACCAAGCATGACCAACGAAGTGATCCAGCCCGTTCCGCAGTCCCAGCCCGCCCCGGTGCCTGTTGCGCCGCGTGCCGAACCGGAACCGGAAACGTTCAGCAAGACCTACGTCCGCGAACTGCGCGAGGAGGCCAAGGGCTACCGCCTGAAGATGGAGGAGGAGCGCATTGCCGCCACCAAGGCCAAGGCTGACGCTGAAGCTGCTATCGCCGTTGCTAAGGCCGCAGAAGAGAAAGCCGCCGCTGACACTACCGCTGCCCGCACCGCCGCCGAACAGGCCGCGAATGACCGCATTATCCGCGCCGAACTGAAGGCAGAGGCGATCAAGGCCGGAATGGTTGATTTGGACGGTCTGAAGCTGGCCGACCTGACCACCGTTAAGCTGGACGACCAGGGCAACGTGACCGGAGCCGCTGAAATGCTGGCCGCCCTGAAGGAGTCCAAGCCCTACCTGTTCACCGCTGCGCCTGTGCATTCGAGCCAGCCGACCCCGCCCCCGCCTGCGCCGAAGCCGGGCGACAAAAAGAGTGCGAAGGACATGACCCCGGAAGAGTTCGCCGCCGCCCGGCGTGCGATTTCTGCCGGTCGCGCTCCATAAGCACTCCGATCACCTCCAAGTATAGCAAGCCCGCCTGATGGCGGGTTTTTTGTTGCCTGCTTTATGCCGCCGGACCCGACCCGGCGGCGCCTGCCCATCGGGTTCATGACGGCCATGGGGCGCCAAATCCAACCAAACTCACAATGAGGTTTTCCCATGGCTTTCAACAATCTTCCCTCCGCTATCCAGTCGGTCATTCAGACTGGTTTCCTGGAGCGTTCTTTCGGCGATTCCCTGCGCGCCAAGCTGGGTTTCCGCGCCATCGCTGACCGCGAGCAGTTCGCGGCCAATATCGGTGAAAGCATCACCAAGACCCGCACTGGCCTGTTGCCCGCTGTCACCACTCCCATGGCCGCCGCGAGCAATACCGACATCACTTCTGGCCTGACCCCGCAGAACTACTCGGTCGAACAGTACATTCTTTCGGTCAACCAGTACGCGGCCAACATGATGCTCAACGTCGCGACCTCGCGCGTTGCCATCGCTGACCTGTACCTGCGCAATGCCGAGACGCTGGCTGAACAGGCTTCGCGCTCCATTGATACCATCGCCCGAGATGCCCTGTTCTCGGCCTACATGGGCGGCAACACCCGTGTCAAGAC